AAGCAAAACTTAAGGGTTTGCCGCCCGCTTTACATAGGCAACAAGCCCTTTCGGTTGCTTGATTTAAAATATTGTCTAACTTTTTGGGGTCAATTCATATTTACTGGGCTTTTCACACTCACTTCTCAACCCTTGACATTAATACGCACGTCTCAACGTGGCACGAGACAAGCACCTGAATGTCTGGATTCCGTACACATTTCCGTTCGTTTGCGGGAACAGCTCAAGGCCAAAAAGCGGCATTTTTACAGGTGCTCTCCGTTTGCGGAAACTGGTCCACGTGTTCTCTCTACCTATATAATGCTGCGGCAAAAGAAAGCCACTGTCTCAATCTTCCGTCCTTTAGTCGTTCTGCTCATGACTACGGTCTCAACCCAGTATGCCGTTAACTTGGTCGGTATCTTGGTCGCTTATCTTGGTCGGTCACCGATCAAGTCGTTTCTTCTTGAACCGGTTCCGACATGACTCCAATGTCCGGTTTTCTATTTGAATGTCCGGTTTTGCTTTTCAATGTCCGGTTTTCTACCGTCGCAGATTCTCGGCTGGCATTCTGCCACTGGCTCCGCGACACCCATCGTTAAAAGATTCAAGCTGTACATGACATCTAATCCCGACACTCGCACCGTATCTATTAAGACCTTATCTTTGATACAATGCCCGTATGTGCTTTTGGCCCGGAAACTGCGCTGTTTCTGGGCTTTTCTGCGTTTCAGGGCATAGACCGGGAGCTTACTTCCAGCCCTGTATTCGTATGCTGCTGCGGTTGCTGTTGTCAAAAGCGACACCCCCAATCTGCAATCGTTAAAAAGTATGGCTATCGTTGAAAGGTTTAATCTGACGATTCCGCAAAAGACTGAGGTGAGTTAATCAAGCGATCTTCGATTTCAATAACATTTTGTTCGTCGAAATAATAATCGTATATTGAAGCTATGATGATCTGATTTTCAGAGAAATCTCTTTTAAGGATATTCATCATCAGCGTGATGTTATCCTGATCAATTTCCTTCCCACTCGGCGAGTCTAAAATGATAGGGAGATGAATACCCAGCTTGCTTTCAATGGCTTTTATGTAGGCCATTCTGAAAGCAAAAACCATCTTATGTAAAACCGCTCCAGAAAGCTCCTTCAAGTTTGACGTGTACATATATGCTGGCGATATAGAATCTTTATCGCCCACACCCAACTCCGTGGCATACTTTATAATTGCTTCAGATATATCCTTAGACACCGTATTGTGCATACTGGTGCTTCTGGAAATCTCGTCTCTTATTTCTTTGCGTTGCTTTGTCAGTTTTTCTAAATTACGCTTTATGGCAACGGCGTCTAATGGCATCCGAGAAATCGATTTATCAAAGGCTTCAATGGGTGTAACCGTCTTGAAAAGCTCTAACTGTTCATTTTCTTTGTTGCGTTCCGTGTTCAAGGATTCAATTTTGCTGTTAATATCATGCAACTTCTGTCCCGTGATTTTTCTTTTTGCAATTAACAGGTGAATGATATCATCTAACCCAACGATATTATCTTCCGTGACGGGAAACTCTTGACCATCCGGAGCTTTTACAATTAAGCCAATTTCAGAGATGAATCTCTTAACTTTTTTATTGTCTGAAAGTGTAGAATCAATCCGCCTCAGTTCTTTTTTTAATCGAGTTTGCTCTACTATAAGAATATCTATCTCCGTATCTATAGATTCTTCATATGAGTCATCGAGAAGTGAGCCTCTTTCTTCCTGTAACTGTTCGCGATAAGCAGCAACACTCGCCATTTGGTTATACTTAGATATTTGACGGGATAATTCTTTTTCACGATCTATAAGTGATTTGCAATCAATTCCAGATAGTCCTCTGACCAGTTCTTCAATGCTAAATCTTATACTTCCAATTACCACGCCACGGTTTAACAGTGTCCATCCTTTTTCCTGATCGACATAGAATGATCCAAGCAGATTATGTAAGACATCAGGTTCATCTGTAGCAAATAATATTTCATGTAGTTCATCTTCCTGATCTGGCAAAACAAATGTATGCTTTTCGCCATCCTTCGTTAGTTGCAAAATCGAGGATGTATTTCTCTCAAGAACCAATTCGCCATATTTCTCAGTAAAAACAAACATTTGGACTTCACAGTTTCCAAACTTTATCTTTCTTGTGTTTGGGACCTGATATCCAAGTCCATAAAGCATAAAGCGTAGGAGTGTCGTTTTACCGCAACTATTATTTTTGCTATGGATCAAATTGGCAGCGGGTGAAAATGAAATAACACGTTCAAACATTCCTTCGCAAATGCGGATATTATCAATTCTCATAGGCGAACCTCCTGTTTGATACGATTAATCTTGATTCTGTTCCTTACTATCTGGTAAAGAATCACTTGAATAAGCCCTTTTTTAGTTTCATAATCAGCGCTTACAAGAGGGAATTCTTCTGAGTAATGTTCCCACTGGGTAAATGCAAATTGTTTGCACTTATCATTCCTGTTTCCATCGAATTCAAAGGACTGATAGTCAGAAAGTACCTTGACAAAGAATTCATATCGCTCGCAGCATGAATCGATAACTTCCATAAACTCTTCATCACACCGTTCCACATCGGTGGCGACTACCAGAATAGGCCAAACGATGTCTTTCTTGTTAAGCCTGATTTCTTCTTTCTTCCTCGTGCCATTGCGAAAAACATCTGTCTGCCATATTTTCAATATTTCCGGTCCTAAACCTGGAATGCTTAATCGAAGGCTTCCTACGAATTCATCTACGGCAGAATTTACAACCTTATATCGTTCACGGTCATCATCTGTCTCGAAGGGAAGAATCTGTATTTTAAACTTTGTAGTGTCGAGAGGAGCTTCTACTTCTTTCAGATAGCCATTAATCAATGCTTTAGCAGATTCAGGCAAAGAGGAGAAATCCCTATGCGCGTTGCCGAAAAATATACTTCGTGTATTATCGTCATTCAGAGGATTAGGCGAATTTGTAATCAAAATTAGCTCTTTTGCTTTGCATTCGCGAGCTCCATCCGATAACGATTTAAGAGCTTTTTTTAAATTTTCACGTACATGAGTAAAGTCTGAACTGCTTTTTTCAACCGCCTTCGCTTGTGCAAGAATTTCTTGACCATCAAGAAGTTTTAGTTCTATATCCTCTTTTCCTTCAAGGCGAAGCGAGTCAAGCTCTTGCATGTTCTCCAGCATGAGGACAATGGCAGCATTGACTTGAAAATCAAAGCCGAATAATACAGCATTTGCTCGTCTACTCTTTGCCATTGTGCCATAGCCTCCTTCCATACAATTAAAAACAGCATTAGTACCATTAGACGGCATATTAATGACATTCTCACACGAACAACGACAAAAAGATCCCATCCTCCATATCTGCAATGTTATACAGATGAGTCATAGTATTAAAAGTCTCCTCAAGGTTTCGTCGGGCACTTCGCCAGCCGCCGCCATCAGTGATCCATACAAAATCGACTCCTTCAATTTGATTTGCTTCTTCCGCGATCATCTTATAGCTTCGAGAAGTCTCGTTGAGTTTTGAGCCTCCACTTGCATAGAAGTTTGTTTCGATGACATAAATATGAGTCGCTGTTATAACAACAAAATCCCATCGTTTTGTTGATGTGCCCCCCGCTGAAATAGCAGAAAGATCTACATTCCATTTTTTCTCAATATCCGTTAGGTACATCTCTTTGTAATACTCGACGTTTGCTTTGCGGATAAAGCTCTCTACAAGGTTTTCCATCTGGTGGCCGCCACGATTTTTTCTTCCATTACTATCAAGGCCTGTTTCTATCCCAAGAGCATAATCAACCAAATTGTTGACAAGATGATTAGCTATTAAATCTAATAACCCGGTCTTTTTCATAAAAACTATATATTGTTCTACAGAATAGTTAAGCTTGTTGAAATCATAAAGAAACGCGCCATCTTCATCCTGAGCATAGATTTCACTTTGTCGGACAGCTAACAATGTTGGTATACATTTAAGAATTTCAGGATATTTAACAAGAAGGGTACGAAACTCGTTCTCTATATCAGCAGAGCCAATAAGCGAATTCATGATATTGAGTTCGACCTTAATTGAGTCGACGTTATCGTACACTTTTTGGAAATCAACGTAATACCCATAGTTGTTAATACTCGGACGCATCTTTCCAAGCCAAGTATTGAAATCTCTCATTGTTCTAAATCCTCCTGTAATCTTCGCATGGATAAAGTTAAATAATCCTCACTATTGTCGATTCCGATATATCTACGACCCAGCATCTTCGCCGCGACACCAGTAGTAGAGCTACCACAAAACGGATCAAGTACAAGGTCATTAATATTCGTAGAAGCTTCAATAATACGTTTCAAGAGATATAGCGGCTTTTGCGTCGGATGTTTCCCAAGCTTTTTTTCCCTCTGAGGTGTGAGCGGTCCGGTCCAGACATCTTTCATTTGCTTACCACCATTTTGCTCTTTCATAAGTGCATAGTTAAATAAATGCTTTGACTTCGTATCATTCTTTTGAGCCCATAGAATTGTTTCCGTGCTATGCGTAAAACATCGGCATGCCAAGTTAGGCGGAGGATTTGTTTTCTGCCATGTAATATTATTTATAATTTTAAAGCCTTCTTCTTCAAGGGCCATTCCTATACTATAGATATTGTGTAGTGTTCCGCTAATCCATATGGTTCCGTTATTCGTAAGTAAAGGCTTGCACAGTCTAATCCATTCACGATTAAATTGATGCTTATCAGATAGCCCTGAGATCTTATCCCACTCACCTTTGTTGACTGAGACCATTCTTCCGCCTTTACAAGTTATTCCGTCATTGCTTAAGAAATAAGGTGGATCTGCAAATATCATATCTACAGTTCCTTCCTTTATTTCTTTAAGTAGGGAAAAAGTATCCCCCAACAGTAACAGTTCTGATTCTGTACTGTAAAAAGGCTGGATTTCCCGTTTTAACAATTCTTCCATAATTTGTGTTGTTCCTCAGTAGTTTGTAATTATTACTTCTTTCCCAGATCGTTTTGAAGCATCACTGTTAATTGCCCGTCTAACATCAACTTCTTCTATGTTGTAACCAGAATATAATTCATGGACCAGGGGTACATTGTGATTGCTTAACATTATAAATGCTCCCGCGTCAGCAAGTTTCTTGAAAAGAACCGCTAACCGTTTATGATCGTCAAGCGAAAAGCCATCTTTTGTATAGTCTGTAAAATTAGCAGTTTCGCTAATAGGTACATATGGAGAATCAAAATAAACGAAATCTCCTTTCTTAACGTCAGCGCATGCTTCTTCAAAATCCCCTTGTCGAATCTCTATGTCGCCTTTCTTTAGATACTCGGCTATATTCCGAATGTTGTCTATGTCAATTGATAGACCAGTTTTTTTGTTGTTGTAGGGCACATTGAAAGCGCCTTTAGAATTAACTCTGTAAAGGCCATTAAAACAATGCTTGTTAATCCATATCATTAACGCGGCGCATTCAGCATCTAACTGATTTGCAGCAATTTTCTTATTGTATTTATCCCTCTGCTCATAGTATCGTTCTTTGTCGCAAGGAACTTCATCGAGAATACATACTTCCTGTATAACTTGTTCGCTGTTCTCCTTAATCTGACGGTAAGCATTTAAGAGCTGTTCATTATTGTCGTTAATGACCGCCTTCTGTGGGTGCACATCAAGAAGCAGTGCACCGCCGCCGATAAAGGGTTCATAGTATTTTCCGTAACTCTCTGGCATCCGAGCTTCAAGCTTCTCGAGCAGCTGTCTCTTTCCGCCTGCCCATTTTACAAAAGGCTGTGTTTTTAGTTCCATTGTCTTTTCCTCCACTTTATTTAAGTAACCATCGTATTCATGTCATAACTCCAGGAGAATATCAAGTCACTTCATAAGGAGTATTTGCAAACTTTTCTTGTCTACATATTCTTGATGTCATAAACAAATTCCTTCTTGAAATAAAAGGCGTGGTTTTTGTTGGAAACATAGCGTTTGTACACTTCTGAATAAATTGGATGGTAGCATCCACGACTATCTCGCGCGTCTTTACTGCGAACTTGGAGATGTCTTCCATTTGAAGTGTGTATAAATCCATCTGCAGAATGTTCAATGTGCCAACGAAGTTGATCACAAATCGAATAATAATCATTTCTCCATATTTGTTTGAGCCCAGCATATCTGGGTGAATTCAAATTAATATGAATGCTTGGTAAAAACATCCAATCTTCTGGTGAACCGTCTTTACAGACAGGAACATAGAGAATATTGCTGATTTTTTCAAACAGATGTGTATACTCAAAAGTCTCCTTTTCAATCAGTTCATCGATAATGCTGCTTATCTGCGTGATAAAAACGGTCTCCCTTGGATTTCCAAAGCGGTCGCATTTATTGCTTTTCAGTTCTCCATCTTCAAAGTCAAGGTTTGTACTTGACAAATGGAGGCCCAATGCAAGCTCAAGTAATTGTCCCGTTTTTCCTTTATTTACAATAATTGAGTTTAAATCCCTCGAAGTAAAAAGGTCTCTAAACCTTATACCGGCTATTTCGTTAAACCGTTCATTAGCTTCATCAAGTCTCATTAGTGTCACCTCGTTATTCTTTGTTTGGCTCAGGAACAACATTCCAAGTCATGTTTCTCCCTGAATAATTCCAGTACCTGATATCTTGTTCGATGAAGAGCCATTTCAGCACTTTTAGAACATGGTCAACTGGCAGGCCATTCGAAAAAGAAATACTATCAAATTCTTCATCTGCGACATCGTGGCACTCAAACACCTTTTTAATTAGGACATATAACCGGGCATACATTTCTGGGTTTTCTTGTTTCTTGTTTTTCAAGTCAGAAGCAATATCCTCATGTTTTGGGTAATTCCTTTTTCTTTTTCCTTGCGGAGCATAGTTAGCATTTTCAACACATACAAGAAAATCAAAACCATTGTGCAAATTTGCAGGTCGTTGCAAATAAACTCTGTCACCTGAGGACAAATTTTCCACATAGTAGATATATCGCGATGATTTATCTCCATTTCCTTCACCAGGATCTTCTTTAGAAAATGCGTTAACAACTCGCATCCTGACCTCATTCCGAGTCCCCTCATTCGAAAATGTCACTGTCAAGTTATTTGTAGCCATTTCTTCTCCTTACAAAAGTTTCATTAGAGAGATACAGCCTGCCGTCGCACACGGCAGGTTAATATCACTCAAAGTTGCCTTGTCTTAATGCTTTATCCGACTTCTTCCATCATCCGCTTGTAATGCTGCTCCTGATCCATCACCACAAAGATCGTATGGAATACTTCGCGGTACTGATCGCAGTCGATGCTTTCATCAACGAAGTACAGTCCTTCGTTGAATGAATCCGAATGACGGATGTAGGAGAGCATCGCACCAGCAAGATGGTATTTTGTGTAGTCTGGTACAGCATCCCCGGATTCCTCATCTACCTTTTTCTTTACGGCTTCCAGCACCTTTGAACTCATTGCGGCGCTATCGTATCCGCAAAGCTGTATGAAGTAATGTTCCAGAATCCGGCGGATAACATTCATCAGCGGAATTGGCGAATCCAGCAACTCGTACTCGCGCCAAAGCGCATGATAGGGACCTTGCACCGGATCGAAATTCCTGTCCCTCTCGCTAATTCTGCCTGCCGGAGTGACACAGAGCTCAACTGTCGACACATTGTTCTTCTTGTTGATCTTGTACAGCGATACGTATCTGTATCGGCCCACCTGATCATATGCGACCTGCTGGTGGAAGTAGGCGTTATGCGTCAGGATGAAGATCTGCTCGATGTACCTCCCGACGAATATCGGATTCACGTTTTCTACAGGATCTGCGACATTAGCGCAGATTCCTATCATTTCCCGGACGAGCGAGCCTACTATGAACAGTGCACTGCTGTCCATACTCGATACTGGATCATCGATTACGACAATCTTGTTCTTACCGGAGTCGGTTTGTGACCGCATGCCACGAACGACATGATAGAAATAGAGGAACGCTATGAAGTTGCGCTCGCCTTCGCTCAGGTTCATAGCGACCTTACCGTCGTCGCGGATGACTTCATAACCACCTTTGACGCCTTCCTTTTCATTCAGGCTGAATCCTTCAAATCCAGAGTCCTTCAAATAGCCGTTCATGCTCCGGACAGTATCAGCTGTATTGATGAGGCCCGCGTTCAGATCGTTTATTTTCTGCGTCAGAGAAAGATACTGCGTCTGGAGGTCCTTGACCTTTTCCTGCAGTTCTGCTTCCTCGTCTTCGATCTTCTTTTTTGAGGCTACATAATCCGCAACGTAGTCCTTCAGAAGAAAGGCTATCTTTTCCCAAACCATGCGATTGCATTCATTCTGCTTGCTGGACTTCGCTGCGACGATGTCGTTGTTATTCTGAATCTGTTTGTTGATCTGCGAAACCAGCTCATCCAGTTCAGCAATAATCGTATCAGCATCTTTCAGTGCTATCGCCTTTACCGGCGAGGAAATCTTGTCCGCAATCAGCTGATTGTTTTCCAGAATGCACGATTGAAGCTCAGCCAGCTTTGTCTCATACGCAGCAAGCTCCTCCGCCTTTGGATAAGCGTCTTCAAGATTACTCTTATACAGAGCAACAAGCGCCTGCATTTTGGCATCATAATTCGACTGCAAAATACGCAGCGCATTCAGCGACTCCTGATAGCTTTCATCAAATGCACTTGCCATTGATGATTCAAAATCATCCGGCAGCTTCTGCTGGCAAAACGGGCATTTTCCATCTGACTTATGAATATAGGCGTCATGCCCGCGGCGAACCCATTCTGAGGCGTTCAGCACCTTCATGAATCGAGCAAATTCCGTCCCGCCGCTGCTGGTAATTGCCTCGCCGAGCAGCGACAGGCCTGACAGGTCATAAACGCCGGAAAGGCCTGATGACAACTTGAATAAAGCATACCTTCTGGCATCCGGATCAAAAGCAACATCATAGAGTTCCCTTATAGCCTTATCGTCATGGTCAACTGGCGAATAACCACCTGTGAGTACCTCATCTGTAAAACGCTCGCGGGACTTCTTTTTATCCTGAGTCTGGTCGTAGTCCTTGCGATATTCGCGTGCACCTTCCCAGCAGACATTTTGGAAATTTTCCAGAAGAAGAGCAAGCTCTGCATGTTTCTTGTCTCGTTCCTCAGCGGCTTTCTTGCCATCCTGCGTGACCTGCGTCCGTTCTTCTGCGGCAGCCTCGGCCTTCTGCCTCGTCTCGACATTCTCCTGGCTTAATGTAAAAACGCCTTTCAGATTGCCATAATCCGCAAAGTTCTGGCTGACAAAAGTTTTGTCATAAATCAGAACAGAATAATTAGCAGGGCTGGTGCCTGCTTTCCATTCAAGGCACTCTGGATGTCTGAAAGCATCAGCGATGCTGCTTTTCCCGGCTCCGTTTTTCCCGAAGAAGAAATTGATGTAGGTAGGACAGACTTCCTCATCATGAAAAGTATAGGCTTCTGTAGAAGCGTCAAGTTTTATCTTTGTGATCAGCGAAGTCATCTTATCCTGCATACACGGCTCCTCCTCCCTTTATCTGGTTCTATCATTCAGTGATTTTTCCTTCACGAAGCCATTCGTCGACTTCTGAAATCTTGAACTTGTATCGCTTGCCAGCCTTGTAATAAGGAAGCTTCCCGTCCTTGATCCAGTTTCTTACCGTGTCGTTGCTGACGCTCAGATAATCCGCTATATCTTCGAGGTTCACCCATTTTTCAGGCATTTCGTCTGCCGTCATTGTTCTCTGAGCTTCGTCTTTCATACTGTTCCTCCGTATTTCAATTCGATGTTCCATATGTAAATACCGGAATCTCGATGCCCGCTTCCTGAAGTTCTTGTATCAGGTCGCATCGCTTTATTGCCCAATGCGTCCGATTCATCTCATTGAATCGGTTGTCGCCTATAAGCTGCAGCTCCTCCAGAAGTTCATTTAATCGTGTCTGAGGAATGTCCAGCCTGTACCCACACCAGTAGACCTTCACATCATTTTCGTAAATCTTGTAATCCGACACAAAGCCGTAGATGACCTTCTGGTCATCATCGGCATTCCCATACTGATGATTCTCCGCCATGAAAAGAGACGGCATCATAACAATCTGTCGCTTGTCCTCTGTCGTCATGCCGGAGAATTTTTCCTTCGTCTCCTCAGACATGCACTCTGACAAAGCGCGGTCCCTTGGCACCTTGAAGTAGGGCTTGTCATATTCCTCTGTGCCGATAACAAAGATATTGTAATACTCCCGGTTGATTCGTGGCGGTACGTAGAACTGCCCGCCAAGCTGAGGCATTCCGGAGAACTGCTGGTTGACCTGCACCTGAACTGTGCCGTAGTTCGCGATGGCAACATTCTCATTGCCGGTCTGTGTAACATCCGGTTTCCTGCTGTCCGGAAGATTGGAAGCCGAGATTACTTCAAGTTTGTCACTCATCCGCAGCTCCTTTCTTTCCGCCGATTGTCAGATTCACCGTGCCGTAGTTCGGCAGAATCGTATTGTTGTCTCCATTTTGCTGAATGAACAGCGGGTTGTTGATGACTTGCTGTGTGAACGCTGCAGACTGATTATCGGCCTTTTGCTCGCTTTCGCTTGCTTCATTATCGGGCCGACCTTCACTCGCAGGTTCATCCTCGGGTTCCGTGTCTGCCTCTTTGGACTCAGGCATATATGTCCTTATATCGGTTGTAATGCTTTTTCCCATTCTGGCTGAGTAGTTTCTCGGACCGCCGCCATTCTCAGGACACCATTCATCGTATGTAGCTTTTCCCACGCTGTTGTCTTTCCGATGCACAACTACATAGTGCCAAATTCCGAGCAGAAACGCCGGATAGCACACTTTTGTCAGGCCGCCAAGTGCGGCCTTTTTTATTTGCCCGCCATCCTCGCAAATGAAGAATTCCTCATCCGGAGCAATGCTGGCGTCGTGCTGGACAAGTTCGATCAGCGCCTTTACGAGCCTGACATCCTTCTGCACGGATTCTCCAAGATCCAGAAACTCATCTACAAAACACGTCATTGAAATCAGCGCGGATCTGTAGTCCGTTCTGATTCTTTCATCGAACGCCTCGACTTCCGGCGTGTTCCCAAAGGGAAGATATTCGCCCTTCGACAATTTGCACGCCTTGAAATCATTGGTCTTTGTTTTTATCCGTTCGATCCTCGGCGGCTCGTAGTCGGGATTGATTACCTTGATCAGCCCGATGAGCACTTCCGGATCGGAAAGTCCGTCGCGGTCTCCCTTGTAGTGCTCCCGAGCGCCTTTTCTATTTTTCAGTGCCTGCAGCAGAAGCACGAAGAACGTGCCGCCGCATAGCCTCGGTTTTTCATCGATTGTCACTGTTTTCCCCTGCTTTTCAAAATCCGAACCTTAGGAACCTTACGAACTATGGCAGCCGACCTTGCGAACGATTTGGTAATTCCCGTGAAGTAATCACGGGAGAAATCGCCCGGCTGGAGGATTTCGAGCAGGATATATGGTTCGGAACATTTCTGAGTGTTTCCCACCAATTCCTATTATATCGAAATCTGTACTCCGTTTCAATGATCTTGTGTGACTCAGGGATTAACAGTCTGTGAATTCCTCCCTGTGACTGCTTCGCAAAAGCAAATCACAGGAGGAAAAAAATCATGACAAAAGAATCCAAGCGCATCTACAACAAAACCACCCGCACTTGGTACGAGGTCCCGGAGGACCAGTACCGCGAGTACGACCGCTGGCGCACCGCTCTTCGCAAGAGAATGCAGTATCGCGGCGAGTGCTTCTGCCCGCGCAGCAAGTGGTGGTTGTGCGACGGCAACTGCCTCGACTGCGAATTCCACAACAGCACGACCGTCTCTCTTGACGATCCGCTGCCGGACGGCGAAGGAACGCTCGCCGACTACGTTCCGGACGACGCTCCTCTTATTGAAGAGGTGCTGGCCGAGAAAGCGGAGCTGGATCAGCTGTTCGCGCGTCTGCAGGAGCTCATGCCGGAGGCCAAGCGTATCGGCGAGCTCAGGGAGGAAGGCCTCTCCGACGAGGCCATCGCCGACATCATCGGTATCAAGCGCACGACATTCCTGTCCCGCCTGAAGAAGGCCAAGGAAAAGCTGGCTAAGGAATTCCCGTACTGGTTCTAAGCGTCTGCTCCGGCTGCCCATCGTGGTGGCCGGAGCTTTTTCTGAAATTCCTCTTTTTCCTTCGTCAAAACGGTCTGCCCGCCTCCAGTGGGAAGTGTAAGGAGCGCGAAAGCAAGATGCTCCGGATTGGAGGCAAGCGATGAACAAGACACGCAACAGAAGTCCCGCGGACACGGAGGCCATCGCAGTTCTTATTGCGATAAGCCATGTATCCGCAAGGCTGGCAAGGAACCTCTCGATTCTTGCCGCAGACAGACAACTCATGGAAGGAGGTAAAGAGAATGTCAAAAATGGCAGAGATGGATCAGACCATCAAGGAACTGCGCGATGCCGCCGCTGCTATTAACAGCGCAGCCGACTGGCTCTACCAGCAGTTCTCCGGCACAACCGAGGAGCCCGCTCCGCAGCCCGAAAAGATGCAGGCCGAGGCTGAGCCGAAGAAGGAGCTGAAGCTGGAGGATGTGAGGAAGGTTCTCGCCGAACGGTCCCGCGCTGGTTACACGGCGCAGATCCGCGAGCTTCTCCACAAGTACGGTGCGAGCAAGCTTTCGGCTGTCGATCCGAAGGACTACGAGGCCCTGCTCTTTGATGTGGAGGGACTCAATGAATTCTGAAAGACAGCATGCGGTCCTCTCCGCGTCGAGCTCCGACAGGTGGATTCACTGCCCGCCGTCGGTCAGGCTTAGCGAGGGATTCGAGGACAAGGGAAGCGACTACGCATTGGAAGGCACCTGCGCTCATGCACTCGCCGAGTACAAGCTCCGCAAGGCGCTCGGCTACCCGGCGCGCGACCCGACCGAGGACCTTGCCTTCTACAACGAGGAGATGGAGGAAGCCACAGATGGCTATGTTGCCTACGTACTGGAAAAGGTCGAAGCCGCAAGGCAGGCCTGCCCTGATCCGGTTGTTCTGGTCGAACAGCGCGTGGACTACTCCCGCTGGGTGAGACAGGGCTTCGGCACATCCGACGCGCTGATTATCGCAGATGGCACGCTCCGGATCATTGATCTGAAGTACGGCACCGGCATCGCCGTGTCGGCGGAGGACAATCCTCAGCTCAAATGCTACTCGCTGGGTGCCTTGGAGCTGTTCGACGACATCTACGACATCGATTCGGTCGCCATGTCGATCTACCAGCCGAGACGGCAGAACGTCAGCGAATGGCAGATCAGCAAGAAGGACCTGCTCGCATGGGCGGACGAGGTCCTGAAGCCTACGGCGGAGCTGGCGTGGGACGGCAAGGGAGAGTTCTCCTGCGGCCCGTGGTGCCGGTTCTGCAAGGCGAAGACCATCTGCCGGAAGCGTGCCGAGGAGAACCTGAAGCTCGCGCAGCACGAGTTCAATCTGCCGCCGGAGCTCTCCGACGCGGAGATCGAGGTCATCCTCTCCCAAGTGGACGAGCTGGTCTCGTGGGCATCCGACATCAAGGAGTACGCGCTCCAGCAGGCACTCTCCGGCAAGGAGTGGCACGGCTTCAAGCTCGTCGAAGGCAGGTCCGTCCGCAAGTACACCAATGAAACCGCCGTCGCCAAGACGGTCGAAGACGCCGGATTCGATCCGTACGAACGCAAGTTGCTCGGCATCACCGCCATGCAGAAGCTCCTCGGAAAGAACCGGTTCAATGAACTCCTGTCCGGCTACATCGAAAAGCCGCAGGGCAAACCAACCCTCGTCCCGGACTCCGACAAGCGTCCGGCGATGAATACAGCAAAAAATGATTTTATGGAGGAAAACAATCATGAGTAAAACAAATATGCACAATCCGATGAAGGTTATCACTGGCCCGAACACCCGCTGGTCCTACGCCAACGTGTGGGAGCCGAAGTCCATCAACGGCGGCACGCCGAAATACTCGGTCAGCCTGATCATCCCGAAGTCCGACACCGTGACGGTCGCCAAGATCAAGGCAGCCATCGAGGCCGCCTACAAGGAGGGCGAAGCCAAGCTCAAGGGCAACAGCAAGTCCGTACCGGCGCTGTCCGCAATCAAGACGCCGCTTCGTGACGGCGATGCAGAGCGTCCGGACGACGAGGCCTACCGCGGCTCCTACTTCGTGAACGCGAACGCGACGACTGCTCCGGGCATCGTGGACGCGGATCTGAATCCGATCCTCTCCCGCAGCGAGGTGTACAGCGGCGTGTACGGCAGAGCCAGCATCACGTTCTACGCGTTCAACTCTTCCGGGAACCGCGGCATCGCCTGCGGCCTGAACAACCTGCAGAAGATCCGTGACGGCGAGCCGCTCGGCAGCAAGGCCAGCGCAGAATCCGACTTCGCGGACTTCGCAACCGACAGTGACGACGATTTCCTGAACTAAGGAGGCAAACCAATGGAAACCATTATGAACATGATTCTCTACATCATCTACGACCTGCTCGGTCTGAGCGGCATTGCGCTGCTGATCATCATCTCGGTCACGAGCGCCCGCTCCTACCGGGAGGACAAGGAGCTCAAGCTCCGTCAGGAGGAGCGCGACAAGGAGTACCACGAGCGTCGCATGAAGGAGCTCGAAGCGCAACGCGACTAAACCGTAACCCACACAAGTATTGGCGGGCGGCAGGGACCTATCTCTCTGCCGCCTTATTCGTGAATTGAGGTGAAAAATGTGAAGACAATCAGCATAGACATCGAGACGTTCAGCGACGTCGATCTCGGTAAATGCGGCGTCTACAAGTACTCCGAATCGCCTGCGTTCGAGATCCTCCTGTTCGGATACAGCGTGGACGGCGGCCCGGTGCAAGTCGTCGACCTCGCCTCCGGAGAACAGATCCCGGAGAACATTCTCGACGCGCTCATCGACGAAACGGTTCTCAAGTGGGCATTTAACGCGAACTTCGAACGCGTCTGCCTTTCACGCTACCTGCGGGACATGGGTCGGAGCCTTGACCCGTTCCATGACAATCATCCGCTGTCGACGGAGCCTGCGCGGTTCCTGAATCCGGAGGGCTGGCGCTGCTCGATGGTCTGGGCGGCGACAATGGGACTCCCGCTCAGCCTGAAGGGCGTCGGCGCGGTTCTGAACCTACAGGATCAGAAGATGGACGAGGGCAAGGCGCTGATCCGCTACTTCTCCGTTCCCTGCGCTCCCACGATAGCGAACGGTGGCAGGACCCGGAACCTGCCCTCCGACGATCCCGGCAAATGGGCGACGTTCAAAAAGTACAACCAGCGCGACGTCGAGGTCGAGATGTCGATCCAGCGGAAGCTCCGGAACTTCCCGGTGCCGGAATTCGTGTGGGACGAGTACCACATCGACCAGGAGATCAACGATCGCGGCGTGCGCATCGACATGGATCTCGTGGAGAAGGCCATCGACATGGATACCCGCTCGCGCGGCGAGCTGACCGAGAAGATGCAGGCGCTCACGAATCTGGAGAATCCGAACAGCGTCCAGCAAATGAAGCAGTGGCTCTCCGACAACGGCATGGAGGTCGACAGCCTCGGCAAGAAAGCCGTCGCCGCGCTCCTCAAGACCGCGCCACCGGAGCTTGCAGAGGTGCTGGAGCTCAGGCAGCAGCTTGCGAAATCAAGCGTGAAGAAATACCAGACGATGCAGCGCGCAGTCTGTGACGACAGCCGTGCGCGAGGCATGTTCATGTTCTACGGTGCGAACCGCACCGGACGCTGGGCCGGGAGGCTCATCCAATTGCAGAATCTGCCGCAGAACCATCTACCTGACCTGGATGCCGCGCGGGCGCTGGTGAAGTCCGGTGACTACGAAGCCGTGAAGATGATCTACGAGGATGTCCCGGACACGCTCAGCCAGCTCATCCGCACTGCCTTCATTCCGAAGGACGGCTGCCGGTTCTACGTTGCGGACTTCTCGGCCATCGAAGCCCGCGTCATCGCATGGTATGCAGGCGAACAGTGGAAGTCCGACGCGTTCGCGAACGGCGAGGACATCTACTGCAGCACAGCTTCGCGAATGTTCCACAAGCCGGTCGTCAAGCATGGCATAAACGGCGAGCTTCGTGCCAAGGGCAAGATCGCGGAGCTGGCCTGCGGCTACGGCGGCTCGACCGGCGCTTTGAAGGCGATGGGTGCACTCGAAATGGGCCTGTCTGAGGATGAGCTGCCGGACATCGTCTCCTCGTGGCGGGACGCGAACCAGCAGATCGTGAAGTTCTGGTGGGACGTCGACAAGGCCGTCATGCAGGCTGTGAAAAACCATAGGACCACCCGGCTCGGCAAGCTCACCTTCTTCTGGCAGGCGGGCATGCTGTTCATCACTCTGCCTTCCGGTCGGAATCTTGCGTATGTGAAGCCGAAGGTCGGCATGAACCGGTTCGGCGGCGAGTGCATCACCTACGAGGGCGTTGGCGGCACGAAGAAATGGGAGCGGCTCGAATCGTACGGCCCGAAGTTCGTGGAGAACATCGTGCAGGCCACCAGCCGCGACATTCTCTGCAATTCGATGAAGACGCTCCGCCATTGCGACATCTGCATGCATATCCATGACGAGCTTGTCATCGAAGCCGATCCGCGGGTATCGCTTGACGCGCTGTGCGAGCAGATGGGACGCGTCCCAGCGTGGGCGGATGGTCTGGTGCTCCGCGCGGACGGGTACGTCTGCGATTTCTATAAGAAAGACTGATTTTCGTTTCGTCAAAAGCGGTCTGTCTCCTCCAGTGGGAAGTAGAGGCTCAAACCCCAACGCGCAAGCGCGCCGGGGACCCCTTGAGCCGAGGCAGGCCGCTTTTTTTTATTGCCTGCCGGAAAGGAGGATACCGGTTTGGATTACAAGAATTTTGAGGGCTATCCGGACCCGACATGCTGCGAGGCGCTGAGCCTCATCGAACTGGAGGAGAAGAAGGCGCTCCGCGCTTTCCGGTCAATCATCTACGTCTGCTCGCCGTACGCGGGAGATATCCAGAGGAACGTGGCGAACGCGCGGCGCTACTGCCGATTCGCAGTCGAACAGGGATACATTCCCATCGCGCCGCACCTGCTGTTCCCGCAGTTCCTTGACGACAGCGACGAACGGGAGCGCGAGCTCGGCTTGTTCTTCGAAAACGCGCTTATGAGCAAGTGCGCCGAGGTCTGGGTGTTCGGAGACAGGATCTCGAACGGCATGGCAGCGGAAATACGAAGAGCCCGCTGGAAGGGCTACCGGCTGCGCTATTTCACAGAGGATTTGAAGGAGGTCTAACACTTATGCATGCAATCGAAGAAAACCAGCGGACGCTCTACGACGGAACCAGAATCACCACCTACAGCCGCGCAATCGAAAGCGCAAACGTGCTCGAGGCCGAGGCCGGGACAACCGGATACATGGGCGGCGACACCGGACACGGAGGACGCACCTATCTGCGCATCACGGATCTCGGCGGCACGGACATCCGTGTGAACCCGATTCAGGACAGATACGGGAACGGAGGCTTCGAGGTCACCCTCGGCGGCGACTGCGAGCTTTCCACCATGATCACGGCACTCAAGTTCATCACGCAGGTGCTGGAGGAGGAATCGAAGGAGGTGTACGACTGATGTTCACCATCTACACGTCCGACGCCTACCAGCAGGAATCCAACTGCGTCTACCCGCACCCGGTCCAGGTCGTCGACGAGGCGAGCTTCAAGAGAGCCGTCTCGCACGACCACGTGTGCGCCAGGTACAAAAACAACTACCGCGGCAACCAGAACTTCATCTCATCTGACTGCCTTCCCGTCGACTGCGACAACGACCACTCGGATGATCCTGCGGACTGGAAGACGCCAGCGGACATCCGGAAGGCGCTGCCCGGCGTCTTCTTCGCCGTCCACTACAGCCGCCACAACAATCGTCCCAAGGACGGAAAATCGGCAAGGCCGCGGTTCCACCTGTTCTTCCAGATCGACCCGATGACCGACTACGAGGCTTACGCCGCCTTGAAGCAACTCCTGCACGAGATCTTCCCCTACCTGGATGCGAACGCTCTCGACGCGGCGCGCTTCCTCTACGGAACACGCGAACCGCAGGTCGAGTTCCATCCGGGCGGCAAGACGCTCACGGACTTCCTCTACGGAGACGAGTTCGACAAGGACATGCCGGGCGGCTACGAAAAGGAAGCCACCATTCCGGAGGGCAGCCGCAACACCACAATGTTCCGGTGGGCAGTACGCTCCATGAAACGCTATGGGGATACAGAAGAATCCAAGAACGCGTATTTCATGCAGGCGGGGAAATGCCAGCCACCGCTCTCCACGGACGAGCTGAACCACATCTGGAAAAGCGCCGCGAAATACTATGCGAAGATTGCAAGCCAGCCCGGCTACGTGAGCCCGCAGGAGTACAACAATCCAAATCCCGGCTGGGACGAACCGCTGCCGTTCTCACGGTACACAATGGCACCATTCCCGGTCGACGCACTCCCGGAGCCCATCGCCGACTATGTGAAGGCCGTCGCGGAAAGCACGCAGACATCTGTCGACATGGCAGGCTCGATCGCCATATCCGTTCTCTCGACCTGCCTTCAGAAGAAGTACCGGATTCAGGGCAAGTCCGACTGGGTGGAGCCCTTGAACACATACGTTATCGTCATCGCACCGCCTTCGGAAAGGAAGTCATCGGTCCTGCATCTCATGCTGCAGCCGGTCAACGACTACGAGGTCGAATACAACAAGACCAATGCTGCGGCGGTCGAGGCGGGACGCATGCAGAAGCGCGTGCTGGAGCGCAGGCAGAAGGCCCTCGAGGAGAAGGTCGCCAAAGGCACCGCCGACCCGGAGGAGCTTGAGCGCATTGCGCAGGAGGTCGCCGACTTCGAGGAGACAAGCCCGCTGCAGCTCTACGTGGACGACATCACAACCGAGAAGCTCGTCTCCGTCATAGCCAGCAACCACGGCCACGCCTCGTTGATCTCCAGTGAGGGCGGCATCTTCGACACCCTGTCCGGCATCTACACGCGGAACGTGAACATCGACGTCATGCTGAAGGGCTACTCGGGAGACACGATCCGCGTCGACCGAATCGGGCGTGACAGCGAAAGCATCATGGACCCGGCGCTCACCATCCTCCTGATGGCGCAGCCGAACGTCGTCTCCGCGGTCCTCAGCAACACGACCTTCCGCGGACGAGGCCTCACCGCGAGGTTCCTCTACAGCATGCCTGTCTCCAGCGTGGGAAGCCGCAGGTATAGGAGCGAGGCTGTGACGGACGGCATCTACCGCGCCTATGAGCGGCTGGTCGTAAACCTCCTGGACGACGAGTACCCGGAGAAGCCGCAGATCATAACACTCTCGCCGGAAGCGGACCGTGAGCTCGAGTCGTTTGCGAACTGGCTGGAGCCGAAGCTCACGACCGAGTATGCGGAGATGGCCGACTGGGCGGGAAAGCTCGTCGGCAACGTGCTGCGCATGTCCGGCCTTCTGTGCAGGGCTGGCATCTACCAGAGCCACGACTTCCTTGACACCCACGGTGCGCTGACGGTCTCCGGCAAGACGATGGCGGACGCGATCCGGCTGGGCCGGTATTTCCTGAACCATGCGCAGGCCGCCTATTCCGTACTGCCGGAGGATGCGATGTACCGGAACGCGGACATGATCCTGCAACGGATCAAGGAGAGGAAGCTCACCGCATTTGACCGGCGTGCCGCGATGCGCATGTGCCGCACGTTCAAGACGGTCGACTCCATCCAGCCGGTGCTGGACTTCCTTGAGGACTACGGGTACATCGCGCAGAAGCCTCAGAAGTATTCAGGCACGGGCAGACCGCCGCTTCCGAAGTACGCCGTCAATCCGAAGTTCTATGAGAAGTAGGACTTTTGTCATTCCGTCCTATGCCTGTCCTGCCCTTCAGGACAGTTCTTGGGACAGGAAAACATCAGGAAATACAAGGGTTTCAGGGTTCTGTCCCTTTTGTCCGAACCCCTATAAAAAGCCAAAAAGAATTATTTATTTATTCTCAATTCTTCTACTAAACCATTTTTGTTTACGGATTAAGGGACAAAAGCGACAGAAGGGACAAAACCTTAGAAACGTTGAAAACACGGAGGTTTCAGCACCATGAAAGACAGAGAACAAAACTTAGGCCATGACGGACAGCCGGACAAAAGCTATCTCGCCCGCTGCCAGAAAACACTGCGCAGCTGGAACGCACCGCTCTCCGGATGGCAATGCCACGAAATCTACGATGTCCGCGAGGACGACTGGGACGCGCCTCTCCACGTCTGCGAGCTGTGCGGCTGCACCAAGGTCCGCTACGTGCACGTCATGACGCACCCGGACTACTTCGAGGACGTATCCGTCGGCTGCATATGCGCCGGAGTCATGGAAGGCGACATCCTCGCAGCCAAGGAACGCGAACGCCTCATGCGCAACCGCTCCAAGCGGAAACGCAGCTTCCCGAAACGCAAATGGCACCAGACTCCGAACGGCTGGGGCCTCACCTGCCACGGCGAGCAGATTCTCATCGGACACAGCCGCCACAATCCGGAGCGCCTTGGCGTGAAATGCCGCGGACAATGCGTCTGGACCTACAAGGGCAAGCCGATCACGAACTTCCTCTCCGCAGCCTACGCCGCATTCAACCTGGCCGACCCGGTTCCGGAGGTCGCCCGAGTCCGAGGCAGGATGCTGTCTGAGGACGAGGGTGTGCCGACACAGGATTTGAGGAGGTGACGCCATGAAAAGCGAAAAGCAGATCGAAGCAGCTCTCGCCAGCGAGGTCAAAAAGTGTGGCGGCATCGCGCCGAAATTCACGTCACCCGGCTTTGCCGGAATGCCGGACCGGATCATCCTGCTGCCCGGCGGACGCATGGCATTCGCAGAGCTCAAGGCTCCCGAAAAGAAGCCAAGAAAACTGCAGACAGCCCGGCACCGGCTCCTGCGGCGGCTGGGATTCCGGGTTTACATCATCGACAGCACAGAACAGATCGGAGGTGTGATAGATGAGATTGAAAACAACCTGTGACTGGTGCGGGCGCGAGTTCTTCAGGGATTCAGCACAGCTGAAAGGAAAGAAGCATCACTTCTGCTGCAGGCAGTGTCTCGCCAGCTTTAGCAGCAAGGCGAAGAACCCAGACGGATATGCCAGTCTCAAGGATTACACAAACATAAGCCAGCACATGACAAAACTGAACGAGGAATTGAATCCGGATCGCATGACTCCTGAAACGAAGGAAAAGCTCAGAGTATCCCGTCTCGGAAAAGGCAGATGCGACGGCTATTCCAAAATCCACGGACTTGCCGCACATCGTGTCGTTGCCGAGCAGACGCTTGGCAGGCCCTTGATGCCGGGAGAAGTCGTGCACCACCGTGACGGAAACCGATACAACAATTCTCCCGAAAATCTGGTCGTGTTCCCTTCGCAGAGCGCACACGCCCACCATCACAGCGAGCTGAGGTGGTTTATCCAGCAGATAAAGGAAATGGAGGCCGAAGAAAATGCCGAAACTGAGTGACCTTCATTACTACCAGCAATACTGCGTCTCGTATATCGAGACGCACGAAACAGCCGCCATCTTCCTTGATTGCGGACTTGGAAAAACAATCATCACGCTGACCGCCGCCGTTGACCTCCTGTTCGACAGCTTCGAGGTTCACCGGATTCTCGTGGTCGCGCCTCTCAGAGTCGCCCGTGACACATGGCCCGCGGAGATACGGAAATGGGAGCACCTTTCCGGCCTCACCTACGCCGTCGCAGTCGGAAACTCACGCGAACGGAAAGCGGCTCTCCTGCAGGGCGCGGATGTCACGATCATCAACCGGGAGAACCTCGGATGGCTGATCGACGACTCCGGCATTCCCTTCACCTACGACATGGTGGTATTGGACGAGCTCTCCTCCTTCAAGAACCACAAGTCAAAGCGGTTCCGCGCCCTGATGAAGGTCAGGCCGAAGGTGAAGCGGATCATCGGACTCACCGGAACGCCATCGAGCAACGGTCTCATGGATCTGTGGGCGGAGTTCAAGGCCCTCGATCAGGGACAGCGCCTCGGACGCTTCATCACCCAGTACCGGACGGCCTACTTCATGCCCGACAAGCGCAACGGCGAGATCATCTACTCCTACAAGCCGCTGCCGTATGCAGAGGACGCGATCTACCGGAAAATCTCGGATATCACGATTTCCATGAAGTCGACCGATCATCTGAAGATGCCGGAGCTCATCTCCACGCAGTACGAGGTGCAGCTGTCCGCCGAGGAGCGCAAACGGTACGAGGAGCTGAAGAACGATCTGGTGCTGGAACTTCACGGCGACGAGATCACCGCAGCGAACGCGGCAACGCTTACCGGGAAGCTCTCTCAGCTTGCAAACGGCGCGATCTACTCCGACGACGGGAAGATCATCGAATTCCATGACCGGAAGCTCGACGCCTTGGAGGACATCATCGAGGCCGCGAACGGGAAGCCGCTGCTTGTCGCCTACTGGTTCCGGCACGATCTGGAGAGAATCCGCAGACGGTTCGACGTCCGGGAGATCAAGTCGTCGCAGGACATCGATGACTGGAATGCGGGCAATATTCCTGTAGCAGTCATCCACCCGGCCTCCGCCGGTCACGGGCTCAACCTGCAGTCCGGCGGATCGACGCTTGTCTGGTTCGGCCTCACGTGGTCATTGGAGCTCTACCAGCAGACGAACGCAAGGCTCTGGCGGCAAGGCCAGAAAAGCCGGACCGTCGTCATCCAGCACATCGTCACTGCGAGCACCATTGACGGGCAGATCCTCAACGCCTTGAAACGCAAGGACAAGACGCAGTCAGCGCTTATCGCTGCGGTGAAGGCGGTGATGCGATGAACGACCCCTACGAGAATCTCGCCAACGCCGTCATCCTGCAGGCTGTCCGCGACTACCGGACAGCACTGAAGGCCCTGCGCATGAACCCGCGGAACAAGGCCGCTCAAACGGAGAAGGAATCAATCGAACGGTTCTTCCGCTCTCAGTGGTATCAGGCGCTGACGACGGTTGACGGCGAGATGCTGATAAGAAAGCTCAACGAGGAGGTGATGAGATGACTCCGAAGCAATATCTGAATCAGGCCAAGCACCTGGATGCGCTGATCCACTCGCGGCTCCGGGAGATCGACTACTGGAGGGAAATGTCCACCAGCGTCAGCGGCATGCGCTACGACGGCATGCCGAGGAACCCGAACACGCCAAGCGACGCGCACTTCGTCACCTGCCTCCACAAGATCGACGAGATACAGGCCGACGTGGAGAAGAAGGTGGCGCAGCTCATTACGCTGCGGGACGAGATCAACGCGCGTATCGACCTGCTGGCTGATCCCGAGGAGCAGCTGGTTCTCCGCTACCGGTACATCGACAACTGCACATGGGAGGAGATCGCCAGCATGCTGAACGTCAGCCTCCGCACCGTACACCGCATCCACGGATCGGCACTTCAGAACTTCACAATGCCGGATTAGAAAAGTTGGCACGGTTTGGCACACTTTGGCACAGAATGGCAGACGCCTTCTGTGTTATCCTTACAATAGCGAAAACCATAAGAAGAACCAGAAGCCTCGACGGGAGCAATCTCCTGCCGGGGCTTTTCTCATGCCCGGAAAGGAGGCAGCGCCTATGCCAATGAAACCAAATCGGCCCTGCCGCTATCCCGGATGCCCGAACCTCTGCGACGACGGCGAACAGTACTGCCCGGAGCACAA